TTCATTGTCATTTACATATGCAAAGATGAATGTACCTAAAGAAGTAATCAAAACAGACCATGCTCGTGGCATTTATTTCACTCCGTTATATGATAAGACTTGTGAGTTTCTCCGAGGCGATGATGACGGCAAAGATATGACAAAGTTGTTCGATACGGATATTGGGAGCATAAGTAATCTATGGAAGACGAAACATGCTAAACCAAGAATTAAACAACTTGTGAAAAAAGGCAATGTTTCACATGAATCACTTTTTTATGACGATTTAATCTACCTGACTTGGGAAGAGGCAAAGAATAAATATTTGCCTCAAGTTGGTCGATAAGTCTGTTATAATATCAACATAATGCGGAGAGTCCGAGACAACCTATCCCAATAGGCAGTCAGGTTTAACTCGTGATATCCGCTCCATTCTTAATACTAAAGTATTACTGTTGCTTCTACGCAACATACTGGTTGACTTCTACGCCAACTCTGTTATAATACACCTATACATTGAATAGGAAACTGAATGAGTTTTACAGTTGAGCAAAAATCCCTCTTGACCAAACTAATGGCAAGTGAGAATCTTACGGTTGAACATCAAAAAATCAACACCGCTAAGTTTGATACAAAAAATCGTATACTATATTTACCAATCTGGCAAAACATGGAAGGTTTCATGTATGACCATTTGGGCGGACATGAAGTTGGCCATGCATTATACACACCAGCTGATGGCTGGCATGATGCTGCTATTGATAAAACAAAAGGTAAGAATTTCAAATCTTTCCTTAATGTTGTAGAAGATGCTCGCATTGAGAAAAAAATAACCCGTAAATTTCCTGGTCTTAAAACTTCCTTCAAAAAAGGTTTTCAAGAATTACTTGACCGTGATTTTTTCGGTATCAAACACAAAAATGTAAATGCTTTGGCATTTATTGACCGCTTAAATCTTTATACAAAATCACAATACACTATTAATAACATTAGCTTCTCTTTAGAAGAAAGAGTTTACATTGCAAAGGTGCAAAATCTTGAAACATGGGAAGATGTTCTTTCTTTGACTAATGAAATTTATGAGTATTCAAAAACTGAACAATTAGAAATGCAAATGCAACAGCATATGCAAGATTTTGAAATGCCTGATTATGATTCGCCTGATGAAGTTGGCGATACTGAAGATTTTGATTATGAAGAAGATGAGGATGGTCAACCACAAGATTCAAATAATACCAAAGAATCTAAAGATGGTAAAGAAGATAAGCAAGAAACAAAAGGCGAATCTACCGATGATGATTTAGAAGATGGTGAAGATGATTCGGACACTTCTACTTCTCTTGACCGTTACAAAAAATCTACCGAATCTGAAAGTGACCAGTTTGCACCAGATTGTCGCACCGATGATTCGTATCGTAAGAATGAAAATTCATTACTTGATGATAAATGTAAGCCTTATGTTTATGTGGATGTTCCTGAAGTTAAAAAAGAAAACACATTTACACCTGCTAAGCGTGTGCAAGAGTTAATGACCGAATACTACCAAGAAAGAATGGAATTAATTGGTTCATTTAATAATGAATACGTTCAAAAATTGGTAAACGATTTTAAGAATAAGAATGAACGTTATGTTGGTTTACTTGCCAAAGAATTTGAAATGCGTAAGGCTGCCAAGGCGTTTAGTAAATCTAAACTGTCCGATACTGGTGATATTGACATTAACAAACTTTGCAATTACAAGTTTGATGATAACATTTTCCGTAAAGTAATGATGATACCAAAAGGCAAGTCTCATGGTTTAATCCTGTTACTTGATTGTTCTGGTTCTATGTCTGATAATATGGCAGGTTCAATTGAACAGATTTTGGTTCTCTCTATGTTCTGCCGTAAAGTAAATATTCCATTCCGTGTGTTTGGTTTTACTGATGATATGGGAACTTTTAAAATGGATCGTAATATTGATTATATGACCGATAAAGATTATTTTTCTTTTTCTAAGAAACGTGGTCAATTAAATTTCTCTAATGTCCAATTGCGTGAATATTTGAATTCAAAAATGTCAAATGTTGAATTTACCAAGAGTTTGCGTAACATGATTCTACTAAAACAAGGTTATTCTTATGGTAGAGGTCTTTCTGTAGTTGGCCGACCAACAAGTGAAAGTCTTTCTAATACTCCTTTGATTCAAGCTGTAATTGCTGTAGGTTCAATTCTAAATGAATTCCGTACAACTAACAATATTGATTTGACAAGTCTAATCATAGTACATGATGGTGATGCAGATAGTACCAATTATCGTGCTGTTGAAACTGAAATGGAAACACATGCAGGAACTAAAACTTGGATGTCAAGTGAAGTTTTTGATTCCCGTTATTCTAATGTTATCTTGCGTGATTCTAAAAACAAATTTGAATATCAATTGAAAAATTCTGCTAGACAAAATTATCAATATGCCACAAACGAACAATTGTTACTTGGTGTTTTAGAGTGGATCCGTGTTGTTGGTAAAACCAAAGTGTTTGGATTTTTTATTCTTCCTAGCCGTCCAAGCCATGCAAAGGCTGCTATTCGTAATCGCTTCTTCTTTGAAAATGGTTTATCTATTCAGAATATGCGTAATGAACCAAACATGAATGCTTGGGATAAAGAAAAGGAATTGATAAAAAAATTCAAAGATGAAAAGTTCCTAATCTCAAACACTAAAGGTTATAATTCTTTCTACCTTATTTCAGGTGGTTCTAATTTACAAACCGAAGAAGAAGAATTGGAAATTGATGGTAAAGTTACTTCAGGTAAATTGAAGAATGCTTTTATGAAAATGACAAAAAAGAAACAAGTGAATAGGGTACTAGTATCCAAATTCATTCAACAAATGGCAGTTTAATCTGTTGTTTTTCCGCAACACAACGGTTGACAAACCATCCAGTTGTGTTATAATATGTGTATCTTGTGAAGTAAGGAATTTATTATGTCTAATCGTGCAGAGTTGAAAAAAGAGTTTTTGAATAAACTAACCAGTTTAGGAAAAGCTACAGTCAGTAGAACTGAGATAAAAGAAATTAGTAAGCAATTGGGAATTACTTCTCAATGGTATACTAAAGATCCAGATAATCGTGTTGGTCGTGGTCAATACAAAGTTCCAAATTCTTCTTTTTCTCCTGTAATTGAAATGTCTGCTCAAGTATTACCTATGACAAAACCTGTAGATAAATCTGAGAATCGTATTCAGAATGTCCAAACAGATTTGGAATCTTCTGATTTGATTCCTAAATCATATAAAAATTATGTGCCATTTGGCAACTTTGAAGATGTGCTTGCAATTGTAAATGCACACCGTTTCTTCCCTGTTTTCGTTACTGGTCATTCTGGTAATGGTAAAACAATGTCTATTGAACAGGCCTGTGCAAAGGCTAAACGCAAATTCGTTTGTGTGTCCATGACACCAGAAACCGATGAAAGTGATTTACTTGGTAACTATGTTCTGATTAATGGTAATATGGAATGGCGAGATGGCCCCGTTACAACGGCTGCTCGTCAAGGTGCCGTTTTATGTATTGACGAAATTGATTATGGTGCTCAGAACCTTTCCTCATTACAACGGGTGCTTGAAGGCAAACCATTCATGTTGAAAAAGAAAGGCGAATTGATTTCACCTGCACCTGGTTTTACCGTATTCGCTACTGCAAATACAAAAGGTAAAGGTTCAGATGATGGTCGTTATATGTTTACCAATGTATTGAATGAGGCTTTCCTTGAAAGATTCCGCACTACAATGGAACAAGAATTTCCTCCTGTTAAAACAGAACGTAAAATCATTGAAAAAGAATTGACCTCAGTTGGTCGTGCCGATGATGAGTTTGCTGAAAAACTTGTTACATGGGCTGATGTTATTCGTAAAACATTTGCGGATGGCGGATGTGACGAAGTGATTTCCACTCGCCGTTTAGTCCACATTGTTGAAACATTCGGTATCTTTGGTGATAAGATGAAAGCAATTTCATTGTGTTTGAATCGTTTTGATGATGATACTAAGGCATCATTCCTTGACTTGTATACCAAAGTTGATGCAGGTGCAAATACTGAAGTGATCCTTGCCTCTACAACATCTGCTAAAGAAAGTCCAGATGAAGAGCAAGAAGAAGATGTTCCTTTTTAATTAAGGCGAATGTTTATTAATTGCCTGAGAAATGCTTGCTATCTCTCAGGTATTATGTTATAATACTATCACATTTGAGAGATTGAATCGCCTCTTAAATAATTGTTCTTTCAGCGATTCGTGTTTATTATGGAGTATTCCTAATGTCAGTTAAATCAAAAGTCCTCGCCTATCTTTCTAAAGATAGTGCATACAACACCTTGACCGCAAACAAAATGCAGTCAGTATTTGGTGTTGCAAACCCATCCGCAACTATCAATGAGTTGCGTAATGAAGGTAATGCAATTTACTTGAACACTCGCATCAATGCAAGTGGCGAGAAAGTGTCCTTCTATCGCTTGGGTAAACCAACTAAGCGTATGGTTGCAGAAGGCATTGCCTCTATCCGTTCACAAGGTGAGCGTGCATTTGCCTAATTAAAGGCTAATCCAAGAATAAGGAGAGATATATATTAGTATCTCTCCTTTTTTTTATTTTATGGATATAATATGGAAATTAAAGTTAACGTTGAAGAATTAAAAAAGAACAAATTGTTCATTGCTACACCGATGTATGGCGGTATGGCTTGCGGTCTATATGTAAAATCTTGCCTTGATTTACAGACCACTATGATGGGTTACGGAATTGAAACTAAATTTTCTTTCCTGTTTAACGAATCATTAATCACAAGAGCTCGTAATTACCTTGTTGATGAATTTCTCCGTACAGATTACACACACATGTTGTTTATTGATTCCGATATTCACTTTTCACCACAAGATATTATTGCTCTAATGGCATTAGATAAAGATGTTATTGGTGGCCCCTATCCTAAGAAGTCTATTAACTGGGGTAATATTGCTGAGACTGCTCGCAAACATCCAAATCTGGATCCTAAAGAACTTGAGAATGTTGTTGGTGAATATGTTTTCAATGTCGTAAGAGGTACAAACCAATTTCAAGTAACTGAACCTTTAGAAGTTATGGAAATTGGAACTGGTCACATGATGATTAAACGCCATGTGTTTGAAAAAATGGCAGTTGAATATCCAACTATCAAATATAAACCAGACCATGTTGGTCAAGCTAACTTTGATGGTTCACGGTACATTCATGCATACTTTGATACCGTGATTGACACTAAGGAATCTATTGTTGGTGGTGGTTCTGACCGCTATCTATCAGAAGATTATATGTTCTGTCAAATGTGGCGTAAAATGGGCGGACAAATCTATCTCTGTCCTTGGATGCGAACACAACATATTGGTAGTTACGCATTTACTGGTAACATGCCTGCTGTTGCAAACTATACTGGTCGCCTGTGATTATTGGGTTGGTAGGTTTTATTGGTTCTGGTAAAGGAACTGTTGGTGATATATTTGAATCTCACGGATATATTAAAGACAGTTTTGCTAAACCATTAAAAGATGCCTGCTCAATGATGTTTGGTTGGCCAAGAGAGTTACTAGAGGGTGATACCGAAGTTTCTCGTAAATGGCGTGAAGAACCAGACAATTTTTGGAGTGAAAAATTCGGACATTCTTTCTCTCCAAGACTTGCCCTACAACTGATGGGAACAGAAGCAGGTAGAGATGTGTTTCACAAAGACATTTGGGTTATGTCATTATTAAATCGTGCAAAAGGTAAAGACGTTGTAGTTACCGATGTTCGTTTTAAAAATGAAATAGAATATATCCAAAACAATGGTGGAAGAATCATCCGAGTTAAGCGTGGTGATGAACCACATTGGTACAAACTTGCTGAAGATGCAGCCGCTGGTTTTTCATCAGCGATTATGGGAATGAGAGAATTGGACATACACCGTTCCGAATGGGATTGGGTAGGTTCTGAATTCAATTATACCATATACAACAATGGTACACTTGACGAATTAGGCAATGAAGTTAAAAAGGTCTTGCAATTTATTCGTTAGTGTTGTATAATGACTTATATTATTTTTTTGTGGAGAAAATTATGAAACTATCTAATGACACCTTGAGTGTTCTAAAAAACTTTGGTAACATTAATCAAGGTATTTACTTTAAGAAAGGTAAAGTCCTAAAGACTGTATCTTCTGGTAAAAATATTTTGGCTGAGGCTACAATCAACGAAGAAATTCCTGCCGACTTTGGCGTTTACAATCTAAACGAATTTCTTTCCGTGGTGTCTTTACATAAAGATACTCCAACATTTGAGTTTACTGAGAAGTCTGCTGTTATCATTGGTAACAAAGGCCGTAGTAAAACAAATTATCGTTTCTGTGAGCCTACTATGCTTACAGTCCCACCTGAAAAACAATTAACAATGCCTAGTACCGAAATATCTTTTGAGATGACGGCTGAAGACTTTGATTGGATTTTGCGTAGTGCATCTGTTCTAGGTTCACCACAAATTGCAATTGAATCTGATGGTGAAAAGATTAACATTGCTACACTTGATACTTCAAATGATGCTGCTCACACCGATGCACTTGAAATTGCAAAAGGTAATGGCGACAAGTATCGTATGGTATTTAAGACTGAAAACATCACTAAAGTTTTGGCTGGTGGTTATGATGTTCAAATCTCTTCTAAAGGCATTTCGCACTTTAAGAATAAAAAATCTAATCTACAATACTGGATCACAACTGAAGCCGGTTCTAAGTTTGAAAAGGCTTAATCATGGACACAGTTGATTATGAAAGCTATGATATTACAAAAGAACAATACATTGCTGTACTAGAGGCTGAGAGAGAGACTCTATTGCGAGACTACTTTAAACCACATACTGAAGGTACTGGTCGTTTCAATGATGCGGCTAGTGTATTAAAAGACCGTATCAATGAATTGAAAAATGCATCAAATTGAGATTCATTATTTTTGGCCATTAACTCAACAAATTCCATTAGATTTGGATTTTACACCAAGTGAAACATGGATTCTTGAATGGCGAAAAAGACAATGGAACACTAATACACTTGCAACTAGTGGTAGTGTTTTGATTGGCGGTACAGGTATAACAAGTTGGTCACAACCTGTAACCAGCTCATTTGTTGTAAAACCTTCTACAAAGAATGTTGGTAAGTGGGAAATATCAGATTCTATGTTTGTGTATAGACCTACAAAACCAAATGCTCTCATCAGGTTTATGGCCAAGTATCTTCTTGGTTTTAAATGGCATGATGAAATTTAATTATATTATGAAAGTTGTGTATGGAACATTTATTATGGACAGAGAAGTATCGTCCTAAAAATATTGAAGATTGTATTCTTCCTGAGCGTCTAAAGAAACCGTTTCAGGAGTATGTTACTCAAAAGAACATACCTAATCTTCTACTTACTGGCGGTGCTGGCGTTGGTAAGACTACTGTGGCGAAAGCCATGTGTAATGAAATTGGTTGTGATTTTATGATTATCAATGGTTCTGATGAGAACGGTATTGATATGGTCAGAAACAAAATTACCAACTATGCATCATCAATGTCTTTTTCTGGTGGTCGCAAAGTCATCATCATTGATGAGGCAGATTATCTTTCTGCCAATGCTCAAGCGGCTTTTAGAAATGCAATTGAAGAGTTTGCTGGTAATTGTTCATTCATCTTTACTTGTAACTTCAAAAACAAAATCATTGAACCGTTACATAGTCGGTGTGCCGTTATTGAATTCACACTTAAAGCTTCTGAGAAGTCATCTATGGCTGCTCAATTCTTCAAGCGTATTCAAACGATTTTATCTGATGAAGAAATCGTATATGAAACACCAGTTGTTGCTGAGTTAATCAAGAAACACTTTCCTGATTTTCGCCGTGTGATTAATGAACTGCAAAGGTTCTCAAAGTTTGGTAAAATTGATACTGGTGTTCTTGCACAGATTGTTGATGTATCGCTTGCTGATATCATTAAGTTTATTAAAGACAAAGACTTTGGTGCAATTCGTAAATGGGTTGCAAGCAATGATGTTGATCCTGCTTCACTCTATCGTAAACTGTATGACAATCTATATGAGGTATTAAAACCTCAATCTATTCCTCAAGCAGTTGTTATCATTGCTGACTATCAATACAAACAAGCTTTCGTTGCAGACCAAGAAATTAATCTTGTTGCTTGCTTAACAGAACTGATGGTGTCTCTGGAGTTCAAATGATTGATTTGTTAAAACCGACATTTGATTGGATTAAAGATGACTTCGCTTCAAATAGATTTCGCTTTATTGCTGAGCTCCTTGGTTGGGCTGTCTCTATTGGTTGTTCTATCACGATGGCAATCACAGTCCCTAACCCACCTCTTCTTGCATTATATCCTGTCTGGATATGTGGGTGTATCATTTATGCTTGGGCTGCTTGGTCTCGTAAAAGCTTTGGCATGTTGGCTAACTACATTCTGCTAACATCTATTGATACAATTGGATTAATAAGAATGTTATGAAAGAGATTAATTCTTTAGATATTTTTTTTGAAGATAATACTCTTACCAATTATGTTAAATCAAAATTAGATGACCCTTGGAAAGGAACTAACTTTGAAGGTTATCTAAAACTTAGTGCTTCACAAATGGGGTTTTTTGGCCAAAGTTTGGTTGCAAAAATAATGAATGAGATGGGTTGTGAAGTTTGTGATAGATTAAACTCTGGTCACGATAAAGTAATTGATGGTTATAAAACTGAAATAAAATTTAGTTTAAGTACACAAAAAGATAAATTTACCTTCAATCATATTGCTTGTCATAAAGATTGGGATAGATTGATAATTCTCGGAGTGAATTTTGACAACCATTTTCGCATGAATTGGATAGATAAAGAAGATTTTATCAATAACATAAATTCTAGTAATCGTATCTTTAGTCGCCAACAAGGTGGTCAAGGTGGAGAGAATGATGACTATATGTACACAGATAAGTATATAAAGTTAAAGAACACAGGAATATTACAAGATATGGTTTCGTGGATGAACCACGGAAAGAAATTAACTGGAATTGAATTTTGGTATGAAAGTATATAATGAATCCGTTTGACTATGTAAATCAAATTTTATATGGTAAAAAGAATCTGATTGTAGATGAAGAGTCTGAGAAGGGCTATGCTCCATTTCTAATCAATCGGTCTCTTTCTTACCATAAAGACTGTATCGCCTACGCCAATGAAATGAACAGTAGGCACCACTTAGACAAGAAGTTGCAATATGATTTTTTTCTAAATACAATAAGGTCACAGAAAAGACCTTTTGCAAAGTGGGTAAAGTCTGAAAAAAGTGAAGATATAGAATGTATAAAAGCCACCTATGGTTTCTCAGATACCAAAGCTCGTGAAGCTCTACGCCTACTAAGTAATGAACAAATCCAACAATTAAAAGAACAAACCGATATCGGTGGATTAGGAAAGTGAAATGGCAGATTTAACTAAGTTCGTTGAGGTAACACTCAATGAGCAAGATGATTTTCTGAAAGTAAAAGAAACTCTTACTAGAATTGGTGTATCCTCACGCAAAGAAAAAGTTTTATACCAATCAGTCCATATCTTGCATAAACAAGGTCATTATTATTTGGTGCATTTTAAGGAATTATTTGCATTAGATGGTAAACCAACAAACATCTCTGAGAATGATATTCAAAGGAGAAATGCAATTGCAAAACTACTGGCAGAATGGGGTCTAGTAAACATTACGAATCCTCAAATAATCGGTGAAGATGTTGCACCTCTGCATCAAATTAAAATCATTGCTTTTAAAGAAAAAAATCAATGGGAATTAATACAAAAATATAATATTGGTAAAAAACCAAACGAACTTTTGAATAAATAGATTTGTCCGAAAGGACAAAACCAACGCCTTAGGGGTTGGTATTTTTGTAAACTCGCTTAATAGGAGAATTATATGACATTAACTTTTGGTCCGTTACATCATACGACACTAGGCTTTGAAAGAATATTTCACGACATGGAAAAAATGTTGGATAATAATATTTCAAAAGCCGTATCAAACTTCCCACCACATAACATTCTTAAACTAGACAACAATCGCTACATCGTAGAATTGGCAATCGCTGGTTTCTCAAAGAATGAGATTGATATCACTGTTGAAGATGGTAACTTAATCATTAAAGGTACTAAAGCAGATAAAGAAGAAGAAACCGAATATCTTTATAAAGGTATTGGTACTCGTTCTTTCACCAAAACATTACGCATAGCTGATACTGTTGAGGTGAAAGGTGCTGAATTTGCAGATGGTATTTTGAAGATTGGTTTGGAAAATATTATTCCTGACCACAAGAAACCACGCAAAGTGGAAATCGGTAAACAAATAAAGTTTGCCAAAGCAGAATTACTTACTGAGTAATATTGCCTAAAAGGTGCGGTTAATTGCCGCACCTTCTCATAATTTGTGTTATAATAACCAAATATTAAAAAATTATATTATGAAAATCGCAATCTGTTCCGACCTTCACCTAGAATTTGGTGATATCAATTTAGAAAACACCGAGAATGCTGATGTGCTAATTCTTGGTGGAGATATCTGTGTGGCTGCCGACATTGGTAGACCAGATAACAGTAATATTTTTGAAGGTGCCAGAAGTCATCGTGTTACCGATTTCTTCAAACGATGTTCGTTCCAATTTCCGCATGTGATTTATATTATGGGTAACCATGAACATTACAATGGTGATTTTGCCACAAGCGGAAATCAAATCAAATCAATGTTAGAATCCAATATGTTGAGTAATGTTTATTTACTTGACAAAGAAACTAAAGTGATTGATGATATAACATTTGTTGGTGGTACATTGTGGACTGATATGAATGAACACAATGATATGACCATGCAACATGTTAGACATAGAATGAATGACTTCCGTTGTGTAAGTAATTCTGCTCGTATGGTTACTCGTACTGTTCCACTTTATGAACCCAATCCTGATTGGACAGAAGATGGTAAAAACGGACCGAAGTATAATCATAATGAAGCTGGTTTCGCTATTAAAATTGGTGAAAAGAAAAAACAAGAACCATCTATGTTTTCACCAGAAGATGCATATGATGACCACAAGAAAATGGTTGGTTATATTCAGTCTATGATTGAAGGTAAGTTTGACCAAAAGTTTGTTGTTGTTGGTCATCATGCACCTAGCAAGTTGTCTACTCACCCTCGTTATAAACACGATACACTAATGAATGGTGCTTACAGTTCATCATTAGACAATTTCATTGTTGACCATCCACAAATTAAATTGTGGACTCATGGGCATACTCATGAAGACTTTGATTACATGCTCGGTACTACTCGTGTTGTTTGTAACCCTAGAGGTTATGATGGCTACGAAGATAGAGCCGATTCTTTCAACCTTAAATATGTAGAAGTGTAATGATAAAAACTAATAGTAATTTCAAATTGAATAAACAAGTAAAACGGTTTATGGCTACGATGATTGATCCAGTTGAGCGTCACGCATTTAAAAATGCAATGATTCAGGCTCAATTATCTGGTTCAAAAGAAATTGAAAAGAAAAAGAAACATGGCAATGAAGCAGAAGCTACTTGATGCCTACATAAAAACTGCGGAGACATTTGCTGAATGTTCTACTGCAAGGAGACTGCATGTTGGTGCGGTCATTGTAAAAGATGACCGCATCATTTCTATTGGATATAATGGCATGCCAATCGGTTGGGATAATAACTGTGAAGATGAAATTAAATGGCCGAATGGTGAAATAAAATTTCTTACTACTAAACCGGAGGTTCTTCATGCTGAAACTAATGCAATCGCAAAGTTGGCAAAATCTACTGAATCTGGACTTGGTGCTACTATGTTTGTTACTCACTCACCTTGTTTGGACTGTGCCAAATTGGTTTACCAATCTGGTATCAATACTATTTACTATCGCAATAGTTATCGTAACGAAGATGGCATACAGTTCTTGGAAAAAGCAGGAGTTCTAATTGAACAAATATAGTGGAACAGTTGCTGAGATTTGTGAAAATGGTGATGCAATAATACAATTCTCGGATGAAATGATACAAGACCTTGGATGGAAAGTTGATGATGTACTAAGTATATCCATGGTAGATGGTGCAGTACATCTTAAAAATATCACTCAACATCCAAATTCAATTAAGGATTAATTATGTTAGTTATGCCAGATGATATGACAGGCAAACCAGTAGGTTTTACCTGTTCAACTTTTGATTTACTTCATGCAGGACATATTCTTA